GCGACTTTCTATGGATCGCTTGTTGGTCGAGCGGTAGAAGCATTTCATGCAGACTATGCAATGTTTGCTTCGGGAGCAGGATTTTCTGTAAGTGCAGGAAAGGCGGCTACAGCACTTAAAGCAATTGCATTGGGTGACGCACTGCCGCCTATTCCTGTGCCGCCTAAGCCTCCGATTATGCCTTTTATTCCACTACCGTCAACTGCACCAATTCCTAATCCAGCGATTGTAGAGTTGCAGTTGTCATCGAGCAACTACGGTGTGCGCAACGTAGCAGTTGATCCTAAATTAAAGGATAAGATACTTAAGTCTGATGATTATAAAGAACTCTTTAATTTCGATCCCACGATACATGAAGTTCGTTCGAAATTGCGTGATCCTCAACACTTCAACAACGGTGGGTTTACAAGTTATCTCGTGTCACAGGGTAAACTCAACAAAGACTTTAAAAAGAACATACCCAAGAACATCGGTCGATCTGCATCAAAGCAGGGAACGATTCGATTTGGTACCAACTTAATTGGTAATAATCCTGCAGAAAACAGAAGCAAGCGATTCAGAGTGAATAAGTAATGAAGATATTAGTTGATCCACAATATAATCCAGAGTTTGAGTCTACCATCACTTCAGCGACTAAACTAGGTCCCGGCATCACATGTGCTAAGTTTTTGGGCGCACGTGGTTCTCGTACACAGTTTGAGAAGTTGTATGCACAAGGATTTTTTGGTGCGCCTGATCTAAAGCAGATTGCACGTAATCTTGTGCTACACGCAAACGCAATGAAGACTGTAATTGGTAACATAACATTCGGACAGCATCGACTAATTGTGTCTGAAGGCATCTACGAGCCAAATCCAAAATTTGAGATACAAGAAATACCAGCAGGCTCAAAAGATCAAGCAAAGAAACTCGCACGTGAAAACGATGGTGGTTCTTTTGGTAAAGGACCTGATGGATGGATCGCACGTATTCCGTTATATGTTGGTGAACGACCCAGTGGTGGTAGCGTAAATGATCTAAGAAGAACAGGACGTGCAATCGTATATCAGTTGATTGATAAGAACGGCAAGACTGATCCACGCAAGACGTTTGATCTAGCCGTGTTCTGGAAAGACTACATTGACTACGACAAACTGACCCTTGACTATGATACATTTGATCCAAACGGTGACTTGACTTGTCAGATTGTGTTGGAAATGCCCGAGGTTCCATCCAGCTACGATGTCTCTTATTCTTATAACGTTGAGACAACATATAACGGTGAACTTCAGACTAAAAACGAACTGCTTGAAATTCTTCCTGAAGAATAATATAAATAAACGAAAAAGGTTTTTAGGTTCACAATGGCTAAAAAGTTTTCTACAGAAGATGGCAATCTAGACACGAGTATTCGCGTTGTTAAAAATCGTGACTACTCGGACCTTGACTTGTCTCTAAATGCCAGAACGCCAACTTCTGATGGAGATGTTTTTAAAAAGACTGACGCGGCTTCTGTAAAGCAAGCTGTCAAGAATTTGTTGATGACGAACAGATTCGAAAAGCCGTATCGTCCTAATTACGGTGCTGATCTTGGCGGTCTTTTATTTGAATTGATGGATGAAGATACTGGTGAAGAAATCATCGGTAAAATCAAGAGCGCGATTCAACGTTATGAGCCTAGAGCTAAAGTATTAAATGTTAAAGTTGTAGCAACACCAGATTACAATAACGTATCAGTAGTAGTTGAGTTTAGAGTAGTCGCCACTGGATTAGTTGAAACATTAAAAGTTTCTCTCAATCCTTCGACGCCGACTGAAATTCCTTCACTGCCGATTACGACTGAGCCGTTCATTATTTACAATGATATTATTAGAGGGGAAAATGGTGATCGTCTAGCAACTTATCGTGGCGATCTAGTTAAGCGTGATTTGGTAATACCGCCTCCTGATGCATTGCTGACAGATCCAGATTCGGACATGATCTTTGCACTGTTTAACGGCTTTATTGAAGGCGTGTTGTTGATTGACTCTGATCTTCTAGAAGGTATTCTTACTGTGCCTGATGAAGATCAGATTTCACTACAGAACGGTGTAGACTTCTTGCTACCAGAACAAGTTATCGATTAATCGGAGTAAAAAATGGCGACTACCATTAAGTCAACAGAACTAGATTTTAACACGATCAAGAACAACTTGAAACTGTTCTTGGCACAGAAACCGGAGTTTGCGGACTACAACTTCGAAGCATCTGGCTTGTCAAATCTATTGGATGTACTCGCCTATAATACGCACTACAATGCACTGATGGCAAACTTTGCTCTGAACGAATCGTTTCTGAGTTCTGCTCAATTGAGATCGTCGCTCGTTGGTCTTGCTGGAGGCTTGGGTTATAACGTCGGCTCAAGAAAAGCTTCGTTTGCAGTGGTAAATCTAAGCATCACGAATAACGATAATCCATCTTCAATGACCATTCCTTCTGGTACAAAATTCACTACGACAATTAACAGCAAAAGTTATACTTTTCAAACACGAGATGCACTCATTGCACTCGCTGATGGCACAGGCGTTTATCAGTTTACGTTAAATGGTAATCGAAATATTCCTATCTATGAAGGCGTGACAAAACGTAAGACGTTTATTGCGGGCCCGTCAAGTGAGAACGACACCTATGTAATTCCTGTTAAGAACCTTGATCTTGACACTGTAATCGTACGTGTGTACGATAGTGTCACATCTAATCGATACGATCAATACATTAATATTTTTGACACAACCACAATTGATGAAACGTCACGAATCTACGTCATGAAAGAATCGCCCAACGGCTACTATGAATTGACATTTGGTAATGGCGTTCGTCTTGGTCGATTCCCTCAAGCAGGTGACAAGATCGAAGTCATTTACTCTGCTGTTGCTGGACCAGAAGCAAATGGTGGTAAAACGTTTGTTCCCACAACAACCATTGACGGAAAAACAGTAAACGTCACTACGGTTTCTGTATCTTCAGCTGGTTCGTTTAAGGAAGAAATTGAGTCTATTCGAAAGAATGCTCCTTTTCAATGGGCAGCCCAGAATAGAATGGTGACATCACAAGACTATGCCGCACTCATTAGACGAAACTTTTCTAATGTGGTAGGTGACATTAAAGCGTGGGGTGGTGAAGATAATATACCTGCTGATTATGGTTCAGTGTATCTGTCAATCGTGTTCAACACAGAGGATGACGTGGTGATTGAGAACACGAAAAGTGACATCACTGCACTTGCTGACGATTTGTCGATTGCCTCGTTTGATGTTAAATTCACAGATCCTGTCGAAACATTCCTTGAAGTTGCCACAGTATTTCAATTTAATCCACAATTAACATCACTAGATCAAACAACAGTTGAAAATCAAGTGTTGGCGGCGATGCAGAATTATTTCGACACAAGCACAGGTGGATTTAATCAGTCTTTCCGTCGTTCTAATATGCTAACAGATATCGACGCTTCAGACGATTCGATTTTGTCGAGTAGGGCTGATATTAAGATGCAAGCTAGATTCGTACCAAACGGTTCTCCATCACAAACAATTTTTTACTCTTCTGCAATTTCTGTTCCAGATGATGCAACTTATATCATACAGTCAGATCCATTTAATTTTAGAAGCAAAGTTTGTGTCTTAAGAAATCGTCTCGATTCTAATATTATGGAAATTATCGAAATTGCCACAGGAAATCCTTTGATTGACAACATCGGTACGTACGATGCTATAAACGGAACAATTACATTGCTTAACTTTACTGGCACTATTTTAAATGGCGCATACATTAGAGTTGTGGCAACACCTGCGAATCCATCTGTGATTAGCCCTTTGAGAAATAACATTGTTCGTTATGATAATCAAGCATCACGTGCACGTGCAGTTATCACAGATACGTTATAAATAGAACATCGTTAAAGAGAATTACTTATGCCAGCATCCGCAACTAACAGTATGAGAGAACACTTATTGACTCTGTTTAAAGCAGATGTTGATAGTTCGTCTCCACCTTATCATATAGGAATTGCTAGATCAGATCCCGTCGGTCCTGCTGATGGAATTACTGAGACGACTGTGGGCTCGCAATTCAATCAGGAAAAGTTTAGACACACGTTGCAGTCAGTCAAAATTATGAGTAATGCATCGTATGTAATTCCTGTTGTTAATTGGGAAAGTGGAGAAGTGTATGAAGCATACGATAACAATAATCCGTTTCAGACAAATTTCTACGTAATTAACAGTGCCCGTGAAGTGTTCTTGTGTCTTGAGCAAGGTCGCTTGGATGATGGCAGTATTCAGCCTGCATTTACTGAGCCTACTTCTTTTCAAGCAAAGAATCAAGCAAAGTCTTTTAGAACGAGTGATGGCTATCTTTGGCGTTTCATGTACACGATCAGTAACTTTGCGGCTGGTAGTTTTCAGACAAGACAGTATGCACCAGTCAAGCAAATTGTAGACACAGGAACCACAATTCCTGAAGAGATTCAACAACTGAATTTGCAAGATAGTGCTATTGGCGGACAGATTCTAGGCGTTATCATTGACAGTGGTGGTGATAATTATACGAACCCTACACTTACGTTCACAGGAAATGGTGCGGGCGCTCGATTCGTTGCTGATATTTTTGACAACAGAATCGTAAATGTAAGATGTGACTCAAACGGTATTGGTGGATTCTTGCACGGTGCTGACTATGACTATGCATCGATCATTGTTACAGATCCAGGCGGTGGTTCAGGAGCATCTTTGAGGCCCGTAATTGCACCCAGAGTAGGACTTGGCGCAGATCCAGTTCGTGATCTTAAGTGTCGCCAACTCATGCTACAGACCGATTTTATTGGTCGTGAAGAAAACACTATCGTAGCCAATGATTGCGAGTTTTATCAAGTTGGTATTATCAAGGGCTTAACACGATACGGTACTGATTCTGCATTTAATGGAAATACAGGACAAGTCTCAAAAATCTTGACCGTAAACGAAGTCACCGGCGCTTGGGTAGAAGGTGATACTTTTTCTAATGCTGAAGAAACAATCACTGGTAAAATTCTCTATCTAGATACACAGACTCTTTATTACTATCAAGACGTTGAAACAGGATTCGAAAGACCTCAAGCGGCTAACGGCTCTTTCGTTGCTGGAATGGCATTGACCAATGAGCAAGGTGGCACAGCAACGATTACAGGTGTTGTTAATCCCGATGTTGACGCATATTCAGGTGAAATTTTATACATAAATACACTTGAAGATGGAGTCACTCGGGAAGCAGATCAAACCGAAGACATTAGAATAGTTATTCAATTAGGATAAAAAATGGCTACAGAATTTACATCCAATACGCTATCTGGTATTTACTCAGATGATTTTAATGAGGATAACAATTTTCATCAAATCCTCTTTAACAATGGTCGCGCTCTTCAAGCGCGGGAGCTAACACAGCTTCAATCAATCATCTTTCAAGAATTAGCCAGATTTGGTAAGAACGTCTTTAAAGAAGGCGCTGTAGTCAATACAGGCGGTATGGCTGTTAATGCCAACATTGACTATATTAAAGTCTCGGCTGTAAATGCTGGCGGTGCATTCGCAGACATTCCTATTGGCACTGTTTTTAAGAACACAAGCACCGGCTTAGAAGCAAAAGTACTAGATGTAAAACCCAGAAATGTTGACGATGGATTTGTTCTTGATACGCTTTATGTACAGTATGTAAATTCTGGTGGCACTACAAATTCACAATTTGGTGATGGTGATGTGCTGTTCGATCAGTCTGGTGGTGGCTATCAGATCACTACCGAAATTCCTAATGCTACGGGTAAAGGAGTCAGGTTCACTATAGGTGAGGGCGATTTCTTTGTTCTTGGTCACTTTGTTCACACTGTTGAACAATCGATCATTCTGTCTCCTTATACACAATCAGCAACAACGACGATTGGTTTTAAAGTTATTCAAGATGTTGTTACTGTCAATGATGATGTCAATTTATTCGACAATGCAAATGGTATTGTCAATACGGCATCTCCTGGTGCAGATCGTTTAAGAATTAGACTACAACTTACTGAACTGAGTAAGATAACCGAGAACGACACCTTCGTATTCGTCTGCAACATTGAGAATTCAAAAATCGTTGAGCAAGTCAAAGAGATTGACGCTTACAACACTGTCAACGATTTGATTGCACAAAGAACGTTTGAAGAGTCTGGTAACTATGTAGTTGAACCATTCGTTGCAAGTGTTGATGAAGGTACTTTCGTGTATCTTGATTCTAGTTTTGATTTAATTTTATCATCTGGAATGGCATATGTCAACGGTTATCGTGTTGAAAAAATTGCACCAACTCGCTTAAAAGTACCTAAGCCTAAGACAACTGAAACAGTAGAAAACGATGTTATTCCTGTTACCTATGGTAACTATCTACTTGCAGACAGTCAGCGTGGTTTGATGGGTGGTCAATTTCACGATAATGTATATGAGTTTTATGATGACTTTGCTGGTCCTGCTTCAGGCACTTCACTAGGTTCTGCAAGAATTAGACAGGTGGAGAAAGCCGACGGTAACTATCGAGTTTATGTCTATGACGTACGGATCGATTCGGACAAGTCGTTAAGAGATGCCAAAGTACTTGCGAATACTACATCTGACAAATGGAGCTTAAAGCTTGAAGATAATGGTGCACACTTATATGCATCAACTCAAGATAACAATCTTTTGTTCCCGCTGTCCCGTCCTCGTCCTGAGTCTTTTTCTGATATTGTATTGACGAAACAAAGACTGCAAGAATTTATTGTAGCCGATGGTAGTGGTGTTCTTACATTAAACACTCTGCCTGTAGGACAATCATATGTCGATACAACTCTATGGATCGTTGCTGACTCTGCGGCTATTTCACACACCGTATTAACACCTACGAACAGTGGTCGAGATGTGCAAATTTCGGGCGCAATTCCAGGCGATACTTACTCTGTTCTGTGCTATGTTCAAAAGACAGGCACACGAAAAGCTAAGACTGACACTTTCGTCAATGGCGGAAAACTTACAGTAGCATACGATTCAGCGGCTAGACAATACTACTATCAATTTCCATACGTCGATGTGCATGAAGTAAGGAACGTTAATGTAACCAACATCGATGGACGCGATATGTCAGGCGATGTCCGTTTAGATTGTGGTATACGTGATAATTACTATGCAAAGAGTAGACTGATTCTGAATGGTGATTACGATAGTGTTCCCACAACATTGCACGTCGATTACTCTTACTATGCACGTGGTGGCGGTGGTGATTTTTATGACGCTACTTCTTATCCAGATAACATAATATTTGCTAATAATATTGGTGGTGTCGTAGATCAAATTCAGCAAGACGGTACTGTAATTAATATTGCTAACTATCTCGACTTTAGACCCGACGAAACGTCTGGTGCTTTTAGTGCTTTTGAACTTCCTAGAAATGGGAGCAACATTACAGCGGATGTTAGTTATTGGTTACCAAGAGCAGATAAAGTTATTCTGACTCAAGAGGGTGAAGTTCAAGTTCTGATGGGTCAACCAGCAGGCAATCCACAGTACAAGCCAACTCCAGACAATACGCTTGAACTTGCCAAAATCTTAATAAACGGCAATATGCATGCCTTTGATGACTTGCGTATTACACCTGTCGAGCATCGACGCTATACGATGGCTGACATTGCAAAACTTGAGGCAAAGGTCGATGAGTTACAAGAATACACCGATCTGAGTCTTTTAGAACTTGAGCAAAAATTGTTTGCGGCACTTGACAGTGTTGGTAATGCAAGAGCCGAGTGTTGCAATCTCTGTGATGATCACTCGGATCAGACGGGTGCGGATACGAACAATCCCGATTACTCTGCATCTCTGGATCCAGAAAACAAATTGATTCGTCCTACATTTGATGAGAACAACATTCGACTTATTATCGACACTTCACTTTCTTCGGGAATTGTTAAGAAGGGCGATAATGTCTATCTGACACATGACTCAGAAGCTTGGGCAACTCAGGATCTTGCTTCTACTACTGTTAAAGTTAATCCATTTGGATTGGTTGATAACGTAGGCACACTGAAGCTATCTCCCACTTCTGACGAGTGGAAAGATCCAGCACGTGCTGATCGTGCTGTGCCTGGTCAAGGTCGTCTTGATCGTAGACAAGCATATCTATGGAACAACTGGACTTGGAACTGGGCAGGTCGTTCTGCTGAAGACCTCGAATATTGGAATCCTTACTTTGATAACTCGATTATTGGGATTCGTCGAAGAAGGCTCGTTGAGCTAAGAGAGCGTTATTATTCTGGTCGAAATCAGGTCTCTCGATTCAGTGGTCGATTTGTGTCACGAGTTGTGCCTTCTGACACTCTACGTCAAGCAGTTGGCAATCGTGTTATCGATGTTGCATTAATTCCCTGGATGCGCTCTAGAAAGATTTATTTCCACGCTAAGGGATTGAAGCCAAACACTAGACATTATCCTTTCTTTGATGGGAAAGAAGTTTCTGAATGGTGTCGTGAAGAGCCTGCATTCTTGATGTGGTCTGATCGTGATGATCAAACTGATCCACAAACTAGTTATTGGACAGACGAACATCCTGATGGACAATCGCAGTTGATTTCTGACGCGAACGGTGAAATCATTGGTTCTTTCTGGATTCCAAACCCCGCAATAGAATGGAACGTCAGAGCGACAGATCGAGAAACACAGTATAAATCACCAAATTTTTATTTTAGAGCAGGCATTCGCGAATTCAAATTACTAGACACCAGTGTTAATGATTGGGGTCGAGCAGATAGTAAGTGCTTTGCATACTATGCGGCTGTTGGTGCAATCTGGCATCACTGGAATAATTTGATTACGACTAGACCTTGGGGTTACTGGTGGCCATTGTCGTACTGGGTTCACTGGGCTCAGATTTACAGTCCAAAAGAACTCAGAAATACACTCGATCAAATACGATCATCGGCTATAAATCTTGTTGATCCTAAATTGTCAGGTCTCTATGGTCCTGCGCAAGCTGGACTATCAGCGGCAGCTCTTACTGGCCTTGATGCAAATGGTCAAATGTCGCAGATTCTTTCTGACTACATTGACGTTGATGCAAATCAGTTTGCAGAAGGATCACCAGCTACTACTATTACAGCGCCACAGAATCCTATGGCACAAACATTTTTCGTTGACAATCAGTTTGGCGTTACACTGACAAGTCTGCAACTGTACTTCAAAGCAAAAGATGACACGCTTCCTGTTCAGATTCATTTGCGTCCTGTTATTAACGGTAAGCCTGCACACAACGAAATTGTTCCTGATTCTCAAGTTGTTTTGAAATCGAGTCAGGTTAGAGTTGTTGGTGAAGATCCTACGTTGGCTGTTATTCAAGAGCGTCCCACAACGTTTACGTTCGATGAGCCAGTCTATCTGAAGCCTTGGACATCGTACGCAATTGTTGTGACTTCACAGTCGACCGACTATGAACTGTTTAGTTCTAGAACATTGCTACCCGTATTCGGTTCAACTTCGCGAATCACATCGACGCAGAATGCTCCCGGAGCATTGTATCTGCCTCAGAACGGTCTTTCTTGGATCGAAGCAAAGGATCAGGATCTGATGTATGTTTTGAATCGTGCGAAGTTTGATCTTGGTGGTGGTAGTTTGATTCTGAAAAATGCACCGTTACCTCCAAAACTTCTTGGTCAAGCTGATCCGACAAAACAATCGCCGAAGCCAAATATTGAAACATTTGCAGGAACGAGAAAAATCTACGTGCATCACGCTAATCATGGTTTAGAACCAGGCGATCTTTGTAGACTCGACAGTGTTGCTAGTCTTGACTTTGGCGTAAGCGGCTATGCAGGTAGCATTGAAGGTTCTGGTGTATTCACTAATTCAAGTTCAATCGTATCGTACATCGAAGGAGCACACACAGTGGACTCTGTTGATGTGAATGGTTACTCATTCACTTATGATGTCTTACATCCAGTAGAAACATCATCAGGTCTCGGTAGTAGTCATAAAACATTATCCAGACGCAACGCTATCTTTAGCACCGCGATGCCTACAATCGAAACTGTAGTTCCGAACTTTACATCAATCGATGCTGGAGCTAAGTGGTCAGAAGGCAAGATGTTGTCGAGTACTAGAATCAATGCGGCTGGACGATGGAGCCAAGATGCGGATTACTCTAGAGTCACATTGATGCAAAACATCGACTTCGACACTCCAAAGGCTATTTACAATCTAGCGGCTGAGGAAGCGAATTTCGGTGCTGGAGTCAGATCAGTATACTTCAAGCTTGATTTGAAAACATCGAATGATTATGTTTCACCTATCGTCGATATGCAGAGAGCATCTTTGACGCTTGCTGGATTCAAGCTTGACAATCCAACCGTAACACCAGGAATTATCTCAGTCGATGAGACAAATCCGACTTCAGGAACAACGGGTTCGAAGCACATTACAACACCTGTATTCCTCGAACAAGATGCTGTAGGCATTGATGTCAGAGCGTTAGTAAATATTCCTAATGATGCTGATATCTTGTGTTACTACAGAACTGCTGGTGCAGACGAAAATATACAAGATAAGTATTGGATATATCAGGAGAAAGTTGATAATATCCCATACGACAATTCTCAAGTATATCGAGATGCACAATGGTTGCCTGGTGGTCTAGGTGGTACTCTGAAGCCATTTAATCAAGCACAGTTTAAGTTTGTGTTTGTGGGTGGCGATAGAGCACCCTCTATTAAGAACCTGAGATACAGATATCTGGCAGTGTAATGAGCAGATATGTACCTGTGAAGGGGCACTCTGGCTTAGTTCGTGACACATATTCCAACGCATTGATTAACACCAATGCTCAGGAGATCGAACAAGCCAGAGAGCGTAAACGCCTCCGTCAACTTGAAAAAGCCCAAAAACAATCACTTGAACAAAAGGTAGAGACTATCGAAAAGGATCTGGATGAAATAAAAAGTATGTTGAAAGACTTGATCCACAATTCTTATAAATAAAGAATAATTGTTTTTGTGCTGTCGGAAAATTAATGTCTTATCGTCCTCTCAAACACTTAAATGAAGGTGCGTTCAAAGAGCTACTGACTTCTGAAGAAGACTATCTGGCTTATCGAGCGGGTGTTCATTTAAGTAAAATGACAACAAGTGATTTGTCTGCGCTTTCTACTAACGCGGCAGGCGAACTTGTTGGTACGTTTGAAGACACTTTTTATACCTCTGGTCTAGGTCCCATTCCTGGCTCGACAATTACTCGCACAATTGCGATTACTCATGCATCTGATCCTGCTGGATCAACGCACACTTCTACGTTTGGTGCTTTCACGCCTTTACCCACTGTTGTTTATGTGGGAGACACAATTGAACTAACAATTCAAGGCACAGCGACAAACACAGGCATTGGATTTGAAGAGATTGAATATCAGTTAGGTATTTCTGGTAGCGCGGCTATAGGAACTATTACTACGACTCCTTCGCCAGCGGCAACGAGTACGAGTGCAAACGGTCGAGAAGTATCGTGGGAAAATTATCCTGACGGCAATCTTAGCGGTTCTTATCAAGTCACGTGGTCTATTCCGATTACCGATGATGGCGTAATCAACTTCACACTCAACGGTACTACTACTGATTTTCAAAACAGTGTTGTAAGTTCTACCGATGCTGAAGTGCTACCTTCTGTTCGTGTAGAGCCACAGTTGAAGCCAACTACTTCGGCTACACTGTATGAATTATATCAGAACGATGCGAATGTAGCAACCATCGACAACGACAATGCTCTAAAAAGAAATCCACTCTATTGGGATCGAACTGCAACGCCTGCTGGCTTGAAAGAAATGAGCGATGCAGAACTCGATATTGTAGTTCAAAGACTTCTTTTAAAAATCTTTGCAAACGATCTTCCCGGTCAGTATCGCCTTGCTACAGTATCTCCGGGCGCACAGTGGTCAGAGTTTATCGCAGATGTATTTGAAGACACTCGTGGTGACGGTTCACTTGTTACTTATTCTATCTGGGTCAAAACAACCGCAACAGTTCCGACAGTAGTTAAACCTATTTCGCCTTTACGTCAACCGTTGACTAACAAGTTTCAAGGTATAAAGGATCTTAATGATTTAGAACTTGAAATGACTTTCGGCGAACGAATGAAGCAGGTTATTCAAGACACTGGCATTGGTAAGTATCAACTTCGATCTTCTGCTGACGGACCACCTACAGATCCAGGTACGTGGGAAGCACGTGGTAGTGCAATCGATACAAACCTAACTTACGAATCTGAAACGGCTTATATTTCAACCGATTCGTATGATATTAACTACGCTTCGCAGTATCAAGGTTCATATGTTCCTGATTACATAGGCGAGTACATTGACACATACGAATCCAACTATCTTGGTGAATACGGCGCTACTTATACATCATCTTATACTGGCAATTACGAGGCTACGTACATCGGTACGTTTAGTGGTGATTACGCGCAGAGTTATATAGGCGATTATCTTCTTGAGTACGCTCAATCTTATGAGAGTGGTTATGAAGGTGAATATGTTCCCAATTATTCGGGTCTTACTGTTGAAGAGCAGTACACGACCATTTACGAAGCTGAGGACGCGATTGAATTTTATGCGTCAGCATACGCAGAACTTTATGGTGATCTTCCTGTAATTTATACGGGCAACTATGTTACTCAGTACGTCGAGGAAGTTTATACAGGTAACTTTACGGAACTGTATGTCGGCGATTACGTCATAGACTATAGTGGTAACTTTACAGAAAATTACATCGATGATGTCTATACAGGTAACTATATTGACGTATACACTGGCGACTACACAGAAAATTATGAAGGCAACTTTACCGTTAACTATATTCAAACTGAATATGCCGGTAACTTTACACAGCCGTACACTGGTGATTTTACAGCCGCATACTCTACGTCTTATGCAGTTACTTACGCACAAGAAAACTATACTGGTAACTATCAATCAGATTATGCTTCTGAATATCAAGTGCCTTACACAGGCGACTTCTTAGCCACTTATATTCAGTTGATTTACGGTGGTAATTTCATCGAACAATACAGCGGTGACTTTACTGCAACTTATGCGGGCAACTTTACCGAAACTTATACTCAAGCCCAATATACTGGTAACTACTTGTCACAGTACGCTGGCAACTATCAGTCTGATTATTCTGGCGATTATATTGGAACTTATGAGCAACAGACTTACACGGGTAACTATATTTCTGATTACACGGGTAACTATCAGTCTCAGTATTCTGGTGACTTTACTGCCACTTATGCTCAAGCACAATACACAGGTGACTTCATTGTAAGTTACTCTGGTGACTTTATTGCTACATTCCAAGGACAGTATGAAGGCAATTATCAGTCTCAATACACTGGTAACTTCTTACAGGACTATACTGGTAACTTTATTCAAGGTTTTGAAGGACAATATCAAGGTAACTATCAAGTCAACTATGACGGTAATTACATTTCGGACTATGTTACTGCTAGTTACACAGGCGACTTCTTGGCTGTTTATTCGGGCAACTTTGTAGAAACGTTCGAAGGTCAGTACACTGGTAACTATCTTTCGACGTATGCTGGCAACTATACTTCAGATTACGTCGGCGATTTTGTTCAGACATTCCAAGGGCAATATGTCACTGTTTACGAAGAGCCGTATACCGGTAACTTTGTAAACACATTTATTTCTGCTGACTATACAGGCGATTACATCTCGCAATACGAGAGTAATTTCTTGCAAGCGTATTCTGGTAATTACGTCTCACTTTATGTGCAAGCCAACTATACTGGCAACTTCGCGGCTCAATATACTGGCGACTTTACCGCAAACTATCAAGGCGATTTTCTAACTACATTCGTTGATGCGAACTACACTGGTAACTATGCTTCGGATTATGTTCGTGCGTCTTATACCGGTAACTTCCTAGCCACATATTCTGGCGATTTTCTTGCCTCTTATACCGGTGACTTTGTTACAACGTTCGTTGATGCGAACTATACTGGTAACTATGTTAGTCAATATTTGGGGACTCGGAATGTAACTTATTCGGGTAACTACATTTCGAATTACGCACAGGCGAACTATACGGGTAACTTCCTTGCAACATTCGTTGATGCAAACTACACAGGCAACTTCCTAGTAACTTATGCTGGCGACTTTACTGCTACATTCCAAGGGCAGTATCAAGGTGACTATGAGTCGGGCTATGCTGGCTCATTCGTCGCTCGATATACTGGTGACTTCTTAGGAACATTCCAGGGTCAATATGTTGGTGATTTCTTAGCCAACTATGATGGCAACTTTATTGCAAATTACGCTGGCGACTTCCTTGCTACGTTCCAAGGGCAGTATGTTGGTGACTATGTTGGTCAGTATACAAGACAAATCAACGTAGGCTATACAGGAAGCTTTCTGGCGACATTCCAGGGACAGTACACAGGTTCGTTTTCTCAAACTTATGTAGGGACTTACACAGGCACATATGTCGGTAACTACACTGGTACATATGTCGGAAACTATGCTGGTGCTTATGTATCGGCGGCAGCCACTTATCAAGGTGGCTACGCCGGTGCTGCCGCTTGGACATCGTACTTCTTCAGTCTTAGTTCTCCTCGTTATTACTGGTATACGACACAAGCAAGATTTGCTTTTCCCGTAAACCGTTGGTTTTATTGGAATAATTCATTTCAATCATTGGCGAGCATTGCCAATGACGGATTAGTTCCCTTTTTTAGTCGCGGTTTTGAATATGAAGCGGGTACCATACAATATCAGACAGGATCGTCTTTAAGCACTCTCCGCAACTATTACAATATCAGACGCCGGTCAATTTTTGGTGGCTCAACATACACTGGCGGATATACCGGCGGTGGCGGCACTTATACAGGAACATATGTTGGTTCGATTCAGCAAACCTATACTGGCTCGATTCAACAGTCGTACGATGGTAATTATATTGGCTCTGTTAACATAACATTCGTTGACGCAAACTATACTGGTGACTATCTTGGTCAGTATATACGAGCAATTAATCAAAGTTACACAAGTGTGTTCCAACAAACATTCGTTGATGCAAACTACACTGGTAACTTTATTGTTAATTATTCAGGCGATTATGTTTCTCGTTATACGGGCAACTTCCTTGCAACGTTCGTTGATGCAAACTACTCTGGTAACTTCTTAGCGACATATACCGGCAACTATACTGGTGTATATGTTGGTAGCTTCCTTGCAACGTTTGTTGATGCAAACTATGTGGGTAACTATGTTTCGAACTATACCGGTGACTTCTTAGGAACGTTCCAGGGTCAGTACGTTGGTGATTTCTTAGCAACATTCCAAGGTCAGTATCAAGGCGATTTTATTGCGAACTACGTTGCAACGTTCGAACAAAATTACACTGGTGACTTCCTTGCTACGTTCCAAGGCCAGTATCTGGGTAACTTTGTAACGCCTTATACTGGCAACTATATTTCAAATTATGCTGGCGACTTTACGGCGGCGTATACTGGAAACTATGTTGGCGATTTCTTAGCCACGTTCCAGGGACAATATCTGGGTAACTTTACTGTACAATATACCGGTAATTATCTGAGTCAATATACTTCTGATTTCTTAGCCACGTTCCAGGGACAGTATGTCGGTGATTACATTTCGAACTATAATGCAGACTTCAATACTCAGTATCAGTCAAACTTTACGGCAACGTTCCAGGGTCAGTACATTGGTGATTTCTTAGCAACATACACTGGCACTTATGACACAATATATGTTCAAGCCGACTACACTGGTAACTTCGTCACAACATACAGTGGTGATTATATCTCTGATTACACCGGTGACTTTACTGCCAACTTCGTTTCACAGCAATACACTGGTGATTATATCTCTGATTACACTGGTAACTTTGCAGTAACGTATACTGGTAATTATCTCGGCGATTACGTTTCGCGATACACTGGCGACTACGTTGGAAATTACGCCGATCAAGTGTACGGTGGTGACTTTACTCAAGTCTATACTGGCGACTTTACGAATAACTACGTTGGCGATTATATTTCTACATACGCTCAAGCAGATTATTCTGGTAACTACGTATCAAATTATCAGGGTAACTTCACGGCGCAGTTCGAAGGTCAATACGTAGGCAACTTCTTAGAAGATTATACGGGCGACTTTACAGCTATTTACTCTGGTGACTTCCTTCAAGGATTTGCTGGTCAATACGAAGGTAATTATATTACTCCGTATACCGGTGATTATATTTCAGCCTATACTGGTGATTTTCTTGCAACGTTTGAAGGTCAATATGTTGGCGATTTCATCGTACAATACACTGGTAACTTCATCGAAACTTATGAAGCAGACTTCGTACAAGATTTTGAAGGTCAGTATACTGGTAACTATCAGTCTGACTATACTGGCGATTATGTCGCAATTTATACTGGTGACTTCTTACAGATTTTCCAAGGGCAATATGTCGGCGATTACGTAAAAGCATATATCGGCAATTATCAGTCAGCCTATACGGGCGATTTCGTATCGATATTTGAAGGTCAGTACACCGGTGATTATCTGTCTGATTACACTGGTAACTATCAAGCAAATTATTCAGGCGACTATCTGTCTAACTTCGAAGGTCAGTACACTGGTGACTTTATCGTAACATACACAGGCAATTACGAAGTAGACTACACGGGCGACTTTGTTGAATCATACACCCAAGATTATGAGCAAGACTACATAGAAGATTATGTTGCTCAAGAAGCATACGTAACGGCTTATGCTGGAAACTACACTCCAACATACGAAACAGTTTATACTGGTGATTATACTCCTGATTACGAAGGTCCATCGGGCGACTATTTAGGAACCTATCTTTCGAATTACACTGAAGAGTTGTATGCGCAAGAGTTTACGGTTGACTACATATCATTAGACTATACGAGAAATCGCGAAGAAAGTTACACTGGTGATTCTTATATAGAAACGTACACAACTGATTTCGAATCAAGTACTGATTACGCCACTTATTTGGGCGGTGATGATAATGAAGAATATGTAGGAACATTTGAGGGCGCGGGAGATGCAGAAGTTTATGGTGGTTCTCCTTATGAAGGATCTAGTTACGTATCTGATTACAATCGAGTAGTTACCATCGCAGAAGCATATTTGGATGACGCTAAATTAACATCAACACCAGTAACAATTGAGACATTTACATTATACGTACGTGTTGCTTAAAATATGGAGTAAATTATGGCAAAGTATGAGTACTTAGATAATGCATTTTGGGAAGCAGAAGATCGCTCAATCGTAAAATGCATTAGGCTAACTACGCTTGAAGGTCAAGAAGGCAAGAAGAAAAAAGACGTTATGGAGTTTCGCAAGATTCGTCCTGATGGCTCTGAATGCCCTCACTATAAAGAAGTGGTAACAAAAGTAGGCATTCCAAAGATTGATGAGAATACTGCTGAACGTAAAGAAAGAAAAGAGCGTGAAGTAAGAGAAAAACGCGCTCATCACGAGCAAAAGAAAAAGACTGCTGAACTAGAGCAACTTTTCAATCTTAAGCTTCAAGCCTTTGAAATTGAAGAGATTAAAAATTCTGAAGATCGTGTATTACGTGGCAAGATTCGTAGAGCGCAAAATGTAGTAGAAATGAATGCGTTGTGTGCAGTTTTGATCGCAAAAGAATTGGGCTATTATGGAGACAAAGATGACGCAGGAGCCAACTAAGGGTTACGTAATCGTTGCGTCACGGCGAAGTTTCTTTTATGTGTCTGCACTTAATTTGATGGAATCAATTCGCGATTTTTATCCTGATGCAAATATCTGTCTAGTCTGTGAAGAAAAGTTTCTTGATGATCGAGGACGAAAACTCGCCAACGAAATAATTTTCTGTAACGATCACAAGCGAGCCAAACTTTGGGGCATGGCAAAGTCTCCATGGGATATTACATTCTATATTGACGCAGACACAGAAGTCGAGCATGAAGACATTGAACATGTCTTTGGCGAACTGAATGGCTATGATGTCATGTACACTGGTCTTCCCGAAGAACGTTCTTACTGTTATGCAGAACTGAAGTTTCCTGGTGGTCAATTCGAACTGTGTGGGGCAGTGTGTCTGTATGACATGCGCAATCCATTAGTGCGCGAGTTTATGTGGGACTGGTATGATCTGACTGTTCAACAATACGCAGGCACTTGGTGGCCACAGAAAGAAGATGGAACAGAAGATACTGAATTATATCCTGCAACGTTGAAGCGTTGGGATCAATTCTCTCTTTGGTGGCTTGTAAACAAAGAGCCCAAGTATCAAGACTTGAAAGTGGGTATCTTTGAAGATGACGCCAGATGGAACTATTTTTCACGCTATAAATATGCTCACAACAAGAAGCCTGTTGTTATTAGACATTATTCTGCTTCTGAAGCGAAGCATATGGAGTTTTGATGAGAGATATTCCACTTAACGATTTTGCATTAGACATCTTAGATGATGCGCTTTGGTTCACTCAAGACAAGAACTATGAGACTGTTGTGCTAACAAAGAAAGATAAGCACACCAAAGAAGATGCTGACTGGTATACCGGCGAAGCATACTTCAAACAAATTATGGCGCAAGGTACAGGTCATAATGGATTTCCAGAAATTGTGGTATCTCATGGTTTTGGCATTGGTCAAATGCATTTCTCTAAAGAGAGAACTTCGCAGGCAAGAATTCCTGAAGTCTCTATGAAACAGGATGCGTTTTTGCAAAAAATACAAACTACGTTCAATTTGAAACGTAATGCTCTATTTGCGGTTTATCCGCCAGGTGGTTACATTTCTTGGCACAACAATGCGAATGCTTCTGCATTCAACTGCGTCTTTACTTGGAGCGAAACCGGCGATGGTTGGTGGAAGCACTGGGATAATGAAAAGAAAGAAATGGTAACGATACCTGATAAGAAAGGCTGGCAATGTAAAGTTGGTTACTTTGGTGCGTACGAAGATCCTGCCGAAAAGCTAGTGTATCACACAGCACGAAATGGCGACACAGGTTTACGCATGACAGTTGCATTTGTGCTTGACAGATCAGAGATGGCTATAGGAATGCAAGATTGGATTATTGAAGATATTCACGCCTAAATTATTATAAATAGAGCCATAAGATTCATTTTTTAGGTTAGAGACTTATGGCAAGGTATGAAGAATTAACTATCGATCAGGGAACAGATGTTTCTCTTGACGTGTATCTTACGAACATCGATGGTTCACCAAAAGATTTGTCTGGCTATTCAGCCGCGGCTAAAATGAGTACGCGGTATGACGTTGATAGCTCAGATAAAATCTCTTTCGACGCTTATGTCACTGTCCCTCCAACTGCCGGCATTGTTAACTTATCTTTGACAAACACCGTCACAGATACGCTAAATAGTAAAAGAAAATATGTTTACGATATGGAAATTTCATATCAAGACAGCGATGCCAACACTATCGTAGAAAGAGTTCTTGAAGGACTTATAACAGTAACGCCTTCGGTAACATGAGGTCAGTATGTCAGTACAAGTAGGAAACAGGACATTAGTAAGCAAGATAACGTACGGTACACCTTATCGTACTGCTGTCATTTCTGCTAGTGCCGACATTGATGCAATCACAGGTCTTGTCACATCAGGTGCAGTAGACGGCTCTCTCTTTGAATACGACTCAGCGTCAGGCAACTGGAAAGCCACGTTAACACTTCGAAAGCAGATTATCGATGGTCGTGTTTATCCGTCTGACTCAGATCGTGCACAGATTCTTATTCGGCGCTCGGGCACTCAGGGCGATCCACTTGTTTTAAGAACAGGTGAATTAGCATACTCATATCTTTCAGACTCTGGTAGTTCCGCAGACGGCTTCGGCTTAGGCGGTGATCGTCTGTTTATTGGTGCTGGCGGCGATTCGTCAGTTGCGGGTGTACTACAAGCAGAGCGCATCGATGTAATCGGTGGTAAGTATTTTACTGATCTACTGAATCATCCACATGGTGTGCTAACTGCTTCTAGTGCGATTATAACAGACTCCGAAGGTAAAGTCAATACTTTAAAAGCTGGCTCGCTAGAACTAGACAGTGCTACGCTGGGTAGACTGGCGGTATCTGATTCTGCAATCTTTAACGATCTGCAAGTGCTTGGTACGCAAACCATTGTAGAAATTATTGCTGATCGTATCAACGTTGACAACCTCACTGTTGATAGTAGTCTGAGTGTTCTAGGACTAGCCTCGTTCAACGACAGTGCAACCTTTGCTGGTAAAATTACTGTAAGTGGTGCTGGTGTATTTGATGATACACTCGATGTAGCAGGACTTACCACACTCGATTCTGCTGTTATAAACAATCTGAGGGTTGATTCTAGCCTTGAAATTCCTGGCTCATTGACCATTGCAGGCACTACTACGTTTGACTCTACTGCAACGTTCAATGGTGAAGTCAACATTGGCGAAAGAACACTAAGCGAGTTTATTGATAGCGATGTGTTCCAATTGTTACGTGCAGGTCAGGCTATCATCTTAACATATGCAGATGATAGTGACAAATTAACGATTTCAGTTCCAACAGCTACGGCTAATACACCTGGAGTTGCGTTCTTCGACTCAGCGCAGTTCACTGTCGATTCAAACGGTCAGGTTTCATTGCTGGAATTTGAAGGCGGTGACTTTTAATAAATAGAACAATATCGGTAGGATAGAGACTTAACATGGCAATAACAAAAATTATCCATAAAAAGACGAGTGTCCCGGAGAAACGTCCGGGCATCGCCGATATCGAGCTTGGTGAAATTGCGATCAATACGTTTGATGGCAAGATGTTCATCAAACAAGATAGAAATGGTGAGGTTGACATTGTTCAAGTCGGTGACGATCCTACACCCAACGTATACTATGTTTCTAAATCAGGTAAGAATGGAAACTTAGGTACGTCTCTTTCTGATGCATTCCGCACAATTGACTCTGCTGTCGATCTTATCACAACACTCAAAGATTTTGATTTTGACGAAGGTATTTGTCGAAGAGACTTGGGTCTCATTCTTGATGGTCTACAGTTTGATATTGCTTTTGGAACAAACTATAACGCAGTAACGTCTGGTCTCGCATATCAAAGAGGCAGTGTAAGTGCGGTCAAAGTTATTGAAGAGCAAATCGTTGCTACACGAAGTGCATTCAACGAAGCAAAGGGTGCTATCGCTTCCCTAGATCCTGTTAAAGCAAGCACTGGCGATGATGGTGCACTTGCAAGAAATGCTAGACACTGGGCAGAGGTTGTTGATATTCTTGTCAACGGAACGCAAAGCACAGAAAACTTTGCTGACTCTATCGAATATCCAGTTCCTGTTGTTCTGCCTACAGCAGACGCAGATGATGCGGCTGTCATTCTACAGAACAACCGTGAGTATCTAAAGAACGAATTAGTCCAGTACATTGCAGAGAACTTCCCTGCTCTTACTTATGACCGAGACTTGTGTTCGCGTGACACAGGATACATCATCGATGCTGTAACGCTCGATTTGATGCTCGGTACAAACTTCAACTCCGTCACTGCGGGCTCTGCATATTATAGAGGAAATGCATCTGCGCAGTTGGTGATCAGTGATCAGCTAGAAGGAACAGTTGGTGCAATCAACGAATTAGGTCGTTTGATTGGCGAACTTGCCATCGACTCTGATTCTCGGGTAAATGTTACAAGCAGTATTGCAGAGATTACTGACATTATTAGCAACGGTCTTGATGGTGCTGATGCGTTTACTTATCCTGCGGCTCCTGCATCTACAGCAAATCAACAAACAGCCGCTACTGCAATTCAGTCTAATCGAACAGCAATCATCAACTCGACGATTGCTTGGATCGACAGTAACTATCCAGCATTGTCTTACAACTCTGCTACTTGTGGTCGTGACGTAGGATTTGTACTTGACGGCTTGACACACGATATTCTCTATGGTGGTAACTATCAGTCTCGTAGAAGTGCTGATGCATACTTCTCTAATGCTGTAAGTCAGTTGGGCGATTCTGAAACATTACCTACTGTTGCGGCATATGACGAACTAAAGAACATCGTCAACACTTATGTCACAACTTCAACAGAGCAAGCCCGTGTCAACGACTTGATCGAAATTGTAAACGAAGTTCTTGAAGCCGGTAATGTTGCTGTACTCAGACCTCTCGTTTATCCAAACTTTACAGGTATTGACGGCACAACAACTGCATCTTACAATTTGATTCTAGCCGACTCTGCTAATCTTAAAGCGGGCGTGATTGCATATGCCGATCAGAATGGTCCTGCAACGTATGATCGTGTTCGCTGTAAGCGAGACGTTGGTTTCATCGTAGACGGCTTGACATTTGACGTTCTGTATGGTGGTAACTTTGCGAGCGATATTGTTGCACGTGCATACTTCTCGTTTGGCACAAATCAGTTGGGAGACAGTGCTTCTGATCCTGAAGTTGTCGCGACAGTATCGACTTATCAGCACCTGAAGCAGATTGTTGACGAATTGCTTTCTAACAGCCTGTCTTCTAATTTGTACGAGCAAGGAACTTGGCCAGGTGCTGGTGTTGGTCCTGACTCTTCTGGTAATGGCGGTAACTACTCTACTGCAACTGAAGCGCAGGTCACAAATGACTTGCTAGACAATTTGATCACTGTTATTACAGAGGGAAGTCTTGCCAGTATCGATTCTGTACAAGAGCCTAGCCTTGCGGCTCGTGCTGTTCCTATCGAGTTAAGAAACGCTGTTCAGTCTATTAACGACGAACGAAACCTCATTATTACTCAATCAGTACAGCGAGCGCAAGCTACAAATGATATTACAATTTATCTCAAGTCGGGTGATTATGTAATTAATAACCCAATTCAGCTACCTGAGAAGGTTGCTATCGTGGGCGACAACTTGAGAACAACGACGATTCGTCCGTTTAGCGTAGACTCTGATTTGTTCTATGTGAGAAGCGGATGTTTCTTGAAAGACATTACGTTCCGAGATCATCAAAGCGGAGCGGCTTGCGTAGCATTTAACCCGAACGTTGACTCGCCAAGAGCAGGTCCGTTTATTGTACAGTCTCCTTACGTACAGAACTGTACGTCGATTACTACTGACGGTATTGGTATGAAGATCGACGGTTCGAAATGTTGGGGTCTGCGTTCGATGGTATCTGACGCATTCACTCAGTACAACGCGGCTGGTACTGGCGTATATCTACTCAATCGTGGTTATGCGCAGTTGGTATCGATCTTTACGATTTCGACTGCAACATCTATTCTTGCTGAAACTGGTGGTCAGTGTTCTATCACTAACTCTAACACCAGCTTTGGTGACTTTGGTCTTATCGCACGAGGTAGTAGCCCAGTTCTTTACTCTGGTATTCTCGACTCTGATTATGCCAAGTTTGATGATGTGATGCAAGTGAATGAGATTATTAATCTTGATTCGGCAGACTGGCTAAATCCATACGGCGAGTATAAGAAGCCGAACTATGGTGATGCAATAAAGTTTGACTCAGAAGATTACTATTACACATGTCTTGGCGTCGATTCAGTTGCACCTGGTGTTTATAACATCACATTCCAGCCACCGTTGAACCAAGACATGAGACGTAATCAGAAAATTAGTTTTGTTCAACGTTCTGTTATCACATCATCTTCACACACGTTTGAATACGTGGGTGCGGGTACGAACACCTTTACTGCTATTCCTCAGAATGGTGGTATTCCTGATCCTACAAAAGAAGTTATTTTCGATTCTGAGACGAACGAAGGTCTGGTGGTATTCACGAGTACGGACCAGCTGGGTGACTTTAGAATTGGTGCTGAACTGACAATTCGTAGACAGGCAGGTCGAATCGAGGGCGAGACGTTCGAAAGATCGTTGTACGCAATTCTAACTCCATACATTCTAGCACTAGAGGGTTGATACATGGCTATCCCACTAAATACATTTAAAACGACAACTGCGGTAGTTCCGGAGGAACCCCCCGGCGGATTTACCGGGGATAGCGATGTCATCTACGTTGTTCCTGCGGGGATTACAGCAATTGTGCTTATGGCGCAGATTGCGAATCTAGACTCTGCTGAACACACAGTAACGTTCACTCACTATGATCGTGACGAAGTACTGAACACAGAACTTGTGAAGGATCTTCCTGTTCTGCCGAAAGACGCTGTTGGTGTGATTACTGGTAAGTTGATCGTAGAAGAAACAAATAGAGTTAGATGCTCGGGTTCTACTGGCTCAAGTGGCAAACTCAAACTAGTATTAAGTTATCTGGAATCTCTAAATGGCTAAACGAATAGAACACGTTAGCGGACGTGTAAAACTAAGAGATCCGAGTCAGTTAGATTCTGATCGCTTTATTTACATTACGCTAGATCAAGCGGAAGCAAACTTTGGACGACCTGATTCAGATCGTCTATTAGTCATTTCTAATGTCGATGGCACGAGACTGTTCACCGACGAAATTGCGCTGGGCGGTCTTGCTTTCAAACCCGGCTCGCTTGATTCTGCGGATTCTGCTTCGCTATATGCTCTATTTGTTAAAGGCGATCCTTTCGACGGTACAGTTGATAGTGTTGCCGTCAAGAAACTTTCTGAAGCTTTCTTCGAAGAAGACACACTTGATACGGTCACAACTCGTGGCAATACTACGACAAACACAATCGATGTTGGCAGAGTTATTGCTGACAGTGCGTTTATTTCTGGTCGATTAATTGTAGGCGGTGATCTTCAGGTCAACGGCACAACTACCACGATCAATTCTACAGAACTGTCTATTAACGACAAGAACATTGTACTGGCTGACAGCGCCCTAAGTGCGGCAGCCGCAGACAGTGCAGGTATTACGGTTGCTGGTGCAAACGCACAAATTTACTACAAAGCCGCCAGCGACACATGGAATCTAAACAAAGCAACGATCTTTGACTCTACCGTTGAAATCAACAACACGTTGACTCTTAACAATGTAGAAAGAAGACAGACGACTTTAGTTCTTTATCTTGATGAAATTACAGGTGAAGTAGTTGCAGGCGATCCTTCGGGTGATAGTGCAGAAGGTGCAATTGCATCGAAGCAGATACAAGTTGTCAATGTCAATGACAGCAACGAATATCATCCATTATTCGTACGTGATTATATCGGCATTGACAGTATCAACACTGATATTCAATTCACATACAATCCTGGTCTAGACAGAATTAGTGTTGGTCGACTTGAACTGAATCAACTCGATTCACAAGAAGGCGTTACTCGATTCTTGGTACTGAACGATTCTGATCAGGTACGTTTTAGAAACTTAGGCGGTCTTTCTCTTCTCGACTCAGAAACAGATACACTGCAAACTGTAACAAGACGTGGTGATTCTACTGATCAGCCAATTACCGTTAAGAAACTTACGACAGTTGACAGTGCATCAATTGGAGGCGACTTGCAGTTCCAAGGTGCACTCCGAGACGAACAAGGCTTCAGACTAGTAATCTATGATTCTGCTGGACTTGTGCTTTGGGGCTAATAGGAGAAATCGATGGCATCACCTACAACACGCAACGAACTGATTGATTTTTGCTTGCGCAGACTCGGAGAGCCTGTGCTTGAAATCAACGTGGACGTTGATCAGATTGAAGATAAAGTAGATGATGCGATTCAAAAATATCAAGAGTTTCACAGTGATGCTACGATTCGAACTTATCTGAAGCACCAAATCACTGCGACTGATGTGGCGAACAAGTACATTCCTGTTTCGTCTGACATTATTTTTGTTTCGAAAGTATTTCCGATCTCTACTACATTCAGCACCACAGGTAATCTTTTTGATATTCGCTATCAGATGTTCTTAAACAATATGGGCGACTTCATTAATTTTGCTGGTGACTTATCTTATCTGTATCAGATGGAACAGTACTTAAGTATGATCGACATGCAGTTGCATGGTCATCCTCAAGTAACGTTCTCTCGTAGACAGAATCGTCTTTATGTGTTTGGCGATTTTGAAGACGAAGATTTGCAAGAAGGAGATTATTTGGTTGCAGAGATTTATCAAACCATTGATCCCGAAACACATACAAGCATCTACAATGATATGTTTATCAAAGACTATACGACCGCTTTGATCAAACAACAATGGGGTGCTAATCTCAGTAAATTCGAAGGTATGCAATTACCTGGTGGAGTTACGATGAACGGTCGTCAAATCTACGAAGACGCAACGGCTGACATTGAACGACTTGAAGAGAAACTGAGAAACGAACAAGAACTTCCGGTCGATTTCTTTGTAGGGTAAGATGGCGACGAATAGGTATTTCAGACAAGGTGCGACATCGGAGCAGATTCTCTATGAAGATTTAATCATCGAGTCTCTTAAGATATATGGTCAAGATGTTTACTACCTGCCTCGCGAGATAGTCAAAAGAGACACAATCTTTGGCGACGATTCGACTTCGCGTTTTGATAATGCCTATCGATTAGAAATGTATATTGAAAACGTCGAAGGATTCGACGGCGAGGGTGATCTGTTCACAAAGTTTGGTGTAGAAATTCGTGATGCCGCAACGTTCATTGTAGCACGGCGTCGATGGAAAAGTCAAGTACAATTCTACGAAAATACTGATGAAAAGCCCATGTATCGTCCACGCGAGGGCGATCTGATCTATCTCACGCTGTCAGATTCTTTCTTTGAGATTACAAAGGTAGAGACTGAGAATCCATTCTATCAGTTAAAAGATTTGCCTGTCTTTAGAATTCGTGCAGAACTCTTTGAGTACAATGATGAAGACTTTGATACAGGTCTTGATCTCGATGACATTGAACAACAAGCATTCCAGAGACTGGTCACATTTGATCTTGCGAACATGACAGGTAAATTTGAAGTGGGCGACACGTTGACACAGACAAATCCAAATGGCTTCACTATTACAGGTGATGTTGTGAAGATTGATGCTTCGATTCCTTCGTCGTATAAAGTCTATATTGCTCACGCAGGCGCAGATGATGGTGCGTATCATACATTCAGTGCTGACTATCGTATTGAAAACGAAGACGGTATTGGTGGAAAACCTTCTATAGTGAATCAAGAAATACTAGAAGAAGGTGCGCAGAACACAGACTTCGACACTGAAGCGTCTGGCATCATCGATTTCTCTGAATCTAATCCGTTTGGAGATCCTGCATAATGTTTGGCACTTACTTCTATCATCAAAGAATTCGAAAAGCAGTGGCTGTGTTTGGCTCGCTGTTTAATAATCTAAATGTTCTTAGAACAAATGCGGCTGGTGATATTATCAGTCAAGTTAAGGTGCCTTTATCTTATGCACCCAAGAGAGACTTTCTGGCTAGAATCGACGCAATGAACAACGGCGAAGAGGCTGAGCGTCAGATCGCAATCAAGTTGCCAAGAATGTCCTTTGAAATTATGTCGATGAACTACGATGCTACTCGACAGTTACCTAAGATGAATAAGTGTGTGACGTTTCCTGATAACTTTTCGGGAAGTGCACAAGAGATTTACACACCAGTACCCTACTCGATTGGCTTTCAACTGAACGTATACGCAAAGTCGCAAGACGATGCACTACAAATTGTAGAGCAAATCTTGCCCTACTTTACGCCTCAGTACACCGTTACAGTCAAGCCACTTTCTGATTTTGACACGAAAGAAGATACGCCGATCACACTAACTGGTATTACGTTCCAAGACGATTACGATGGACCATTAGAAGCGCGTAGAACGATTATATACACACTCGACTTTGAAATGAAGTTGAGTCTGTATAAAAATGTTTCGTCTTCCAGTTCGATCATTACACAAGCCACTGTTAACTTTTACGAAATTGATAAGACTGATATTCTATCGTCTGTTGTTCTTGATTCGTTCACTACAGAAGGTCTGAGCGGTAAGATTGCAGAAGATGATGGTACGTTAACAAACAACAATTTTAAGATTCGATTTGCACCAAGAGAAATTACTTCAATAGAAGTGTCATCAAATCCACAGAATGGAACAGCCACAGCATCACTGACATCAAATACAACAACCACAACTGGTCGTATTACTGCGAACGGTTCATGGTCTTATACACCGAACGCTGACTGGCACGGCACAGACACATTTACAATTCGTGCTAACATTACTGGTGGTGGTAGCGTAGAGCGTACAGTTACCGTTGTTGTTGGTCCGACTGAACGTGACACATTCGATCAAACTGAATTTATTAATGTTGGTGCAGGTGAGGCGTTCCTTGATATCTTTGTAGGAACAACCGATCAATTTGAAACGACTGGCGGCGTAACATATTCTATTGCCGCTGGTGGATATCCAAACCATGGTTCTTTGTCAGTAACCAACGCAAATACTGGCGAATTTAAATATATACCAGATGCAGGCTTTGATGGCTCAGATAGTTTTGTTTACAGAGCGACTCCAGCTGGCGGCAAGTCTGAAGTAGGAATTGTTTCTATTACCGTTGTTTCAACAGCAAACATTATGGCGGCTGAAAACGGAGAAATCTTAACAATCGAACAAGCTTCTGATGACATCTTAGAACTAGAACAATAACGAGGAATAGAAATGGCAACTGTAAAAATATCGCAACTGGCACCAATGATCGGGACTCCTGATAGCGATGATTTTATTGCAATCGTTGACGCCAGTTTGTCAGAGACAAAAAGAATTCTGGTCAGTGATTTTCTTTCAGGAATTGATAGCGTTGCGAATGCAACATTTGCCATTCAAGCCACTTATGCTGATAGCGCACTTGATGCTAGATTTGCAGTTGTAGCAAATAGAGCATTTGTCGCTGATAGCGTTGCAGTTGCGGCTTCGGCATTAACTGCTGACGCCGCTGACAGTGCAACAAATGCAACGAATGCAATCCTTGCTCTAAGGGCAAACAGTGCTGACAGTGCGACAAACGCAACTTTCGCTAATTATGCTCAACGGGCTGAAACTGCCGACAGCGCCACAACAGCCGCTTTTGCATTCAGAGCGGATTACTTAACGTTAGATAGTGTTGGTAACGCCACTTTCGCATTTACTGCTGACAGTGCAAATAGAGCAACGCGAGCAATTTTTGCTGATCGAGCAGGATTTGCAGATTATGTCAGTCAAGATAGCGACCTTATTTGGGGCGCCGCGGCGCCATCATCTGTTGATAGTGCACTTGATTATTTGAAAAACAATCTGAATGCTTATTCTACTGACAGTGCTGCCCTCTGGACTGGTTCAGCACCAACAACGATTGATAGTGCTTTAGACAGATTGGCACTTGTTGTTAGAACATTGAATGGCGGTACTGGCGCATAACCTATATAAATAAGAGAAAGATTTTCAATTGAGGATATAAAATGGCAATTGCAGGCGTTAAAATATCGAGTCTTCGGGAGCTGACTAATGCCGAAGATAATGATTACATCGTCATCAATGACTTTAGCACGACCACTACTAAGAAGATTAGTAGGGAAAATTTTCTTAGGAACTCTACTAACGTAAGAGACTCTGGTGAGAATGGCGCGTTTATCCAAACGCTTACGTGCAACTCCCTTGACGTAAACGTGGATGCGGCTATTAATGGATCGACAACTATTGGTGCTGATCTTAGTGTTAATGGCACCATTACTTTTGATAATCTAAAAGACGCTGTTGAGAACATTATCATCACTAAGTTTGTTGATGAAGCGGACGGTATTTCGTCTAATGACGATGACGTTTCTATTCCTACATCTGCGGCTGTTAAAGATTACGTCGATGGTGCTGTATCTGACCATCGTGCAAAAATTGTACATGGCGAAACTCAGAATGGTTTGAGTCTTGTCAATCAACTGAAAGTCTATCAAACAGAATATGTAAAAGAAGTAGGCGCCTTTGAAGAAGGAATCTTTGATTCGTTAATTGCACATGAGGTACAAGAGATTGTTCCTTATGTTGTGCTTGGTGAAAAAGATGCTGTACATCGTGACGGTAAGCCTAACTATCAGAAAATTAATTATCAGAAATTGGTACCCATATTGATCACTGCTATTCAGGAGTTGTCAAGACAAATTGAAGAACTTAGGAGCTAAACAATGCCAGGCGTAAAGATTACAGACTTAGAAGAATTAGCACAAGCGCCTGCTGATGATGACATTCTTGTCATTGTCGATCTTGATGCAAACGCTACTAAGTTTATTTCAGTTGAAAATCTTCTAGAGCCAGCAAGTGCGGCGGCATCTGCCGGCACTGCTGACAAACTTCTGATCGAAGCGACTGATGCAGATGTTACATTTTATCTGGGTATGTTTCCTAACGCGCCTGGCACACCAGCGGCAGACTCCTGTAAAGTTGATACTGACTTAAGATATAACGCACTTACAAACACGCTGACAACTGGATTCTTTGCAGGTAACGGTGCTAATCTAACGGGCGTTCTTGCAGATAGTGCCGCAAGAGCAACAACTGCGATTGAAGCCCAACGAGCATTATTTGCAGAAGCCGCTCTAAGTGCTGATAGCGCAGACTTTGCGACTCAAGCAGTTTCAGCAGAACGAGCAGACAGTGCAACAAACGCGACCAATGCTGTGTTTGCAACAACTGCGAACTTTGCGTTTGGTGCTGACAGTGCAAACAGAGCGACCACAGCAATTCAAGCGGATCGCGCAACTCAAGCAGATAGTGCAATCAATGCCACTTTAGCAAATACTGCTTTGACTGCAAACTTTGCTATCGATGCAGATAGCGCAAACTATGCTACAACTGCTGGCTTTGCGCTAACTGCTGGCAATGCTGAAACTGCTGATAGTGCTGTCAATGCTACATTTGCAAACACCGCATTAACTGCTGAGAACGCAATTACTGCTGACAGTGCTATTAATGCATCGAATGCGGTATTAGCCGATGTTGCTGAACTTGCTAGACGCCTTGGAAACTTTATTGATTCTGCAACAGGATCAAGAGCCCTTGGTGATCTGAAAGTAGATAGCGATTTGATTGTACAAGGCGACATTCGAAGCGTAAACGGAATTTTTTACGGTGATGGATCTGGCTTAACAAACGTTACTAGTACGACTGTGGCTTTGGCGACTCAGCAAACCGATGCCAAAGCTATTGACTCGGCGGGCAAACACTATCTCATGTTGCGTACCGTAGAGTTAGGATATGATAGTGTTGCCACTACTGCACTTCTTACTTATGATCCCGCAACATTTACACTCAGCGCAAATGCATTCTCTGGCGATGGCTCTAACTTAACAAACGTTACTGCTATTCAAGCGACCAACGCAGAAAACGTTGATGTAACAACTGTTGGCGATAGTGCGCTTTATTTTGTGCATTTAGGAAGTACCACATCTGGTAATGATAACGTCAACGTAAACACAAACCTAACCTACAATCCATTAAGAGGCAGACTATCTGCAACAATTTTCGATACTGGCGAATGGGAAGTGTACGAGAGTGCGGGTAACTTAACTTTTGCACACAACGGTACGAAACAGATGAGTCTTTCTGAGAATGGTGATCTTGCTATTGCTGGCACACTGTCTCAAAGTGCAACAATATAAATATTGACAGCCGCAAAGTATTGAGGAAATAAAATGGCAGACATTAGAATTTCAGAATTGCAAGAATTGATCAACGTTCAAGACAGTGACGTTCTTGTGATCAATGATATTACTGCGGCTACTACCAAAAAGATTACTCGTGATCGCTTTCTTGTAGGCATCACACGGAACGTTTTTGACTCCGCAAATAACGCAGTTGTAAAGCAAGACTTAAAGGTCAACAACGATCTGATCGTTGGTGGTGATATCGAAGCGACAGGTGATATTTCGTTTGGTTCATTGACCGACGTTACTGCTGGTATTACAGCACTTCGATTTATTGGCACTGGTATTGAAAATAATGACAGTAATGGTGCTATTCCAACTGCGGCGGCTGTTGCTGATTATCTCGATTACTTCTTGCAGGATCTTTATGACTCTGCTACACTACCAGTCACGCTCAATGCGTTGACAGATGTTAGTATTGTCACGCCACTCGCAAATGAAGTTCTAAAGTACGATGGCTCAAACTGGATCAATGCGATTGACTCTGCGGGTATTACAAATCTTGGTGCACTTGATGATGTAATCATTTCAAGTCTTACTGACGGTCAGGCACTGAAGTATAATGGATCTTACTGGGTAAACGCAACTGACTCAGCCGGTCCAACTAATCTTTATCAGCTAGACGATATTTTTATCGACTCAGCACTGTCGGCTAATCCTCTTACGACTGGACAAGTTCTCAAGTGGAACGGAACTAAGTGGGCTAACGCTAACGACTCTAGCGGTGGTGGCGGTGGTGCTGGCGGTGGACTCGACAGTGCGCTGACATTGCAACTGATTAGTTCGTCTGTCAATCTGAATACGCTTTCTGGTGTAGCAATCTCTGCACCCTCGACAAATCAGGTTCTCAAGTACAATGGGTCTCAGTGGGTAAATGCCGCTGACTCTGTTGGTGCTGGCGGAAGTAATGCTCTCAACGATTTGACCGATGTTGTCATCTCAACACCTAGCACGAATCAAGTTCTGAAGTATAATGGTTCTAACTGGGTAAATGCGGCTGACTCCGTTGGCGGAGCTGGCGCTGGTTTATCGTCTCGCGGCACATTCAATACTGTCACCGCTTCGTTGAGCAATAATGACTCAGTAGACGTGAACATTACTGGAGCATATAAAGGTTATTCGATGCTCAAGATTCAAACAGACGTTGCGGCATGGGTAAGAGTCTACACTGATTCGGCTTCGCGTACTGCTGATCTCGGTCGGCTTTCGTCAGAAGATCCAGCACCAGGCTCTGGTGTTGTAACTGAGGTAATCACATCGGGTGCAGAGACAATCAACTTGGCTCCTGGACCTATCGGCTTTAACAATTCGTCGCCCGTAACTGACACTATTCCTATCAAGATCGTAAATCTAAGTGGAGGTGCATCCGCGGTCGACGTTACACTTACGGCGTTGAAGCTTGAAGCATGACATTAAAAGTCTATCACGTCATATTGCATCGTACAGAGGATCTGGATGCATTTTATGCTGATATGGAGACGCCGGGAGGCTATCTCCATATACCAGATCGTGCTGTTGATTATGCCGCAAGGCTTCCTTTCAGTAAAGTCACTGCATATCGTCTAACAGACGAAGAAGCGGAACAAGTAAAACAAGATCCTCGTGTTCGTGCAGTTGAACCTGCACTTGAAGACCACGGCATTTTTGCGAAGCCCACTTGGACCGATACTGGTCAATGGCGCAAAGATGACGGCGCAAACGCAACAAACAGTCAACAAAACTGGGCTTTGTATCAGTGTACCCGAGATACAATCTCTACCACATATGGCACAGACGGCACAGCACTTGTCATATCACAAACTTCAGCCAATGCTGAAGGAAAAGACGTTGATGTCATTGTTGTCGATGGCATTCCCAATTTAGATCACCCAGAATTTGCTGTCAATGCTGACGGCACGGGTGGATCACGCATCATTCAATACAACTGGTTTCAACATACTGATTCTGTTACGGGCGGTGCATATGCAAATGGAACGTGGGATTATACTACAGAATCGCTAGGTGATTCAGAAAACAATAACCATGGCACACACGTCATGGGCACAGTTGCGGGTAATAGACAGGGTTGGGCACGAAAAGCAAATCTGTACTCGATCAGTCCGTATGGTTCTAACTACAATTGGACATCTACTGGCATTAGTTCTAGTTATGTATTTGACTACGTACGAGCGTTTCATCGAAATAAAAGCATCAATCCTAGAACTGGTCGAAAGAATCCAACGATTATTAACAACAGTTGGGGTTACTCGTACCCTGATACAGGCAATATCATCGACTCAGCTGGATCAGTAGAGCGAATTGTCTTTCGAGGAACAACGTACAACGGTCCCTTTACGACCGAGCAAATGCTAAACTATGGTGTTCCACCTTATTGGGCTTACACAAAAGCCGCGGTCGACGCTGGTATTCCTATTGAAGTTGCTGATGGTGTCTATACCACTCCGCCAGCAAAAGTCACAAGCATTGGATGGAAGCTTACAACTCCCGCAACAAAAACACAAGAGTGCATCGACGATGGAATCATTGTGGTTTCTGCGGCGGGTAACAGTTCTCAGTACATTGATTCGTCGAATGGCGATGATTATAATAATAAGTTGTTTTTAAAATATAATGCGTTTCCTGCTACCATCTCTGCATTTCAAGGAGCGAGCGATTCAGCGATATACTATCATCGAGGGTCAGCACCCGGAAATACTTCGTTGTGTATTGGTAATGCATCCATCTATCAAAACAATCAGAGAGAATTTTCAAGCAACTTCGGTCCTAGAATCGATCTCTTTGCGCCTGGTGATGAGATCATTAGCGCAATTCGTCACAATGATTTTTATGACAACATCGTAACTGATCCAAGAAATGCATCATACTATTACGGAATCATTGGTGGCACAAGTATGTCTGCACCTCAGGTGACAGGTGTTCTTGCATCTATTCTTCAGATTAATCCAGACTTTAGACAAGCAGACGCAAAGAGATACATTCAAGGCACAGCATTCACAGGTGCGATGTTCGATTCTTCAACTGATTGGGGAAATGTCACAACGTATGGCTGGAATACTCTTTATGCTTTGAGTACAGATTTAAAAGATACAGTTGACTTGTATCTTCGTTATAGAGAAGAACGTGCAAGTGTTGGTGTCACACTTCCAAAAATAAATAATAGAGAAAGACCAACAACGGGTGTTCTTTGGCCTAGACCTAAAGTTATTAAGACACGCAGAAGCACTGGTGATATTCTTTATCCTTCGCCTGATGCTGATCTTGCACTAGCACCGCTTGACGCTCAAACTTCATATGCGGGTACTTTCACGGCTAACTTTGTGGGCGATTCTGCTATTACATATACGGGTGACTTCACAACTGATTACACAAGTATTGACATAT